GCCAACTTCAAATGGAGAAACAGGGTGTTGAGCAAGAGAGCCAACCGTACAATAACAAAATGAGAAATACATTTGGAGATTTAATAGAAGCTTTAGCTGTTACTCTATTAAAAGCATCTGATGTAAATGTTACAAGTACGCAGAAACCTGTATCTTACAATCTAGGTAACAGCAAAATATTGGGGTCTTATGACATAGATATTGATGATACTATTTATGATATTAAAAGTGCTTCCCCCTGGGCCTTCGAACATAAGTTTGGAGACGAGGGTGGATTTAAATCTATAGTAGATGATGATACCTTTGGATATTTATCGCAAGGTTATTTATATTCTGAATCTGAAAACAAGAGATTTGGTGGGTGGATTGTTATCAATAAGAGTACGGGTGAGTGGTTGGTAACTGATACTCCTGCAGAGGATGAGGAATATAAGAACATAGCTATAAATAAAGCAAAGGATAATATCTCTGCTTTAGACGAGGACAAACCCTTTAGACGTTGCTTTAGCGACATCGAAGAAACTTTTCGTAAAGTTCCCACAGGTAACAGAGTGCTAGGGATAGTTTGCAGTTTCTGTCCTTATAAATTTACTTGTTGGGGTAAAGACAAGTTGCAATATCTCCCTCAACAACAGTCTAAAGGGAAGAGTCCTAAATGGGTATACTATACCGAACTTAATAATCCTAGGGAGATAAGTGAAGATACGCAGTAGAAAAGCCAAAGGCAGACGACTGCAGAACTGGGTTCGTGATGAACTTCTTTCTTTATTTAATAATTTATCTCAAGACGATATAAGTTGTGCTATAATGGGAGAGAGTGGTGTTGATATAAAGCTCTCTCCTAAAGCTAGAAAACTTATACCATATTCCATAGAATGTAAAAACAAAGAGACATTCAAAGGTATATATGATATAATGGAACAATCTAAACACAATTCTAAATTAAATTTAGAACCAATAGCTGTAATTAAAATGAATAAAGTAGAACCTTTAGTCATAGTTGACGCAAAGGTATTTTTTAAATTAGTGAGGGAAAATGGTTAATTTTACTAAAGGAATAAAATTATTTGTATCTCCTACAGAAGAAGGCTTTGCCTGTGGGGTTATAAAAGAAGACTGGATGTATACAGAAGAAGGATATATATGTTCTGTAATAGCAAGAGGAATGATGAAACTTGCTTGTGATAGTCCTCAAGATGTTTTTGATAAAGGTCTTGAAGGGTTTGAAGATGATTTAAGATATAAAAAAGAAAGAGAAAACAATGGGCATGACAACGAAGGTGCAGAAATAATTGACCTTGTTCCGTTCTTAAATAAAAATTATAATTAATGAATACTAAAGAACTATTAGCAGAAGCTACTAAATTAGTTGGTGGAGATAGACAAAGAGATTATGGTGACAAAGTTGTAAACCATAGTAATATAGCTAGGCTATGGTCAGCCTATCTAGATATACCTATACAGGCACATGATGTAGCAATTTTAATGGCTTTACTAAAGATTGCAAGAACTAAACTTGGAACAGTAAGTAAAGATACATATGTAGATATGTCTGCATACAGTGCCATAGCAGGTGAAATAAAATTTAAGGAGAAATAATGGAAAATTACATATTGAGCAAAGAGGATAGAGATTCCTTGTTACAATATCTCATGACTAAACCTTATAGTGAGGTTGCACAGGCAATAAATGCAGTAATGAAATTGCCTAAACTAGACCCAAAAATAAATCCTAACTTTGTAAAAGATGAAGGAAATAAATCCAAAACCAAATAAAAAAAGAGAGCACGAGGCTCTCTTGTTTAAATTAGAAGTAGGTTTAAATACTGATGGTAATATTTTGTTTGATTATAATTGGGTTAAGCCAGAAAAAGTTATTGAGGCTATGAAAGACCATGAATATAGACACACTGTTTCTGCTGTTATTAGGCATTGTTTATCTAACAGTCATAAGTTAGACCACGATATAAAAAAATTATTAAGGGATATATGAAAAATTTAAAAGAAAGAATTAAACTACATGAGGGTTATCGCAATACTGTATACAAAGATACCCTTGGATTCCGTACCATAGGGTATGGCCATAAAGTTACACATACAGATGATTTTGTAGAAGGTAAGGAATATCCTAAAGAACAACTTGATGAAATCTTTGATAAAGATTTTGAACAAGCCTGGAATAGTATGAATAACTTTTGTAGTAATAATAATATAAATGATATATCAATCACAGCCAAGGAAATCTTGTGTGAAATGATTTTTCAAATGGGATTTGCGGGTGTGGGAAAATTTCGTAATATGATAAAGGCTCTACAGAGTAAGGACTACTCGACTGCCTCAAAGGAAATGCTTGACTCGGCTTGGAATCGACAGACTCCAAACCGTGCCAAAGAACTTAGTGATATTATGATGTCAATTAGCTAAAGGATTATTAGATTTTACTTTTAATTCTTCTAACTCTAAATCTTGTACTTCGTTTTCTTTAGAAATAATCGCTATGTTTTTTTCTATATCTAAAAGTGTATTAGTTATTTCTTTAATATCTTTTTTTAATCCATCTATATTTGGAATTTGAATCATAGCAATTTTTTCTCTAACGTCAGCGATGTCAGCAAATACACTTGTTAAATCTACAGGTTGTATTTGTTCTTCTACTTCATCTATTCTATCAATTAGTTCTACTTTTAATTTTGCTACATCATCTTTTATAGGTGATAAATCTACAGTCTCATTAACTACAAACTCTTTGTTTTCTATCTGGTCTAGTCTTAAATTGAACTGACCCCATGTGTAAAACCCACCACCTATAGCTCCTATAACACCTATTAGTGCCGCATATGTGCTTAGTTTTTCTATTATCTTCATTGTTTTAATGCCTCCAATTCAATTAATAATTTTCTTTTTTTATCAGCTATGTCGTTTAACTTTTTTGTGTGTACCTCTACAGGGTCATTTTGTACATAGCTAGATAGACTTACAGTTGTATATATTTCTTGACTGTAACTTGCTAAATCTATTTGGTTAAATAAATTTAAATTTTGGTCTACATATACGTCTTTCGACTTGTAAAATTCTGTTTTATTATACGCATCTAGCGTATTGTTTTTAAAAAATAAATCTTCTTTTGTTAAGTTTTGAGTTGTTTCTTTTGTAACTTTTGCTATTTGTTTTGCTATGGCTTTTAAATTTTTCTTTAACTTATTTTCGGTATCTCTAACATTCGCAACAACCCCGTCTTTGGTGTCCACCTTTTCCGATTGTATAGTTTCCTGCTCTCCACTATTTTCTGCTGATACCTCGGACTCCTCAGATTCTGTGCTATTGGGTTCTTCTTCTTCTGTTGCTTCATCTTGTGCTACTTCCTTTTCTTCCATTGTTTCTTTTTCATCCTCAACAGTCTCTTGAACGCTTTCTTTCTCTGTTGAGACTTCTTCCATAGGCTCCTCAAACTCTTCAAAAGATTCTTCAGTAAGTTCATCATCGAACTCCTCCTCAGTTATCTCTTCAAAAAATTCTTCGGCAGTTATGCCTTCATCTTCTAGAAACTCCATGAACTCTTCTTCCATACCAGTCTCTTCTAAAAATTCAGTAAAGTCTTCTTCAAACTCCTCTGTAAATACTTCCTCTATCATTGCAGGAGGAGGTTCCATACTGAAATCTTCTTCAAAAAATACCTCTTCCATTACAGGCATTTCTTCAAAAACCTCCATATCAAATTCTTCTATTGGAGGTAATTCATCTATGTATATATCGTCAAAAGCAAACTCTTCATCAAAAGGTATTGTAAATTCTTCTTCTGGTATAGAAAAATCTGGTATCTCAGTAATATCTTCGTTTATCCAATCAAAGTCATCTGGTATATTTTCAACAATATCGTTAATGTCTTCGTCAATATCGTCTATAGCTTCCTGTGTATCATCATCAATAGGAGGTATATCTCGATATGTTATATTTAATGTAACATTATCTACGTCTGGCCCACGATGATAGTTATCATAGGTTGTGCCTGCAGTTTCATTATATAGTTCTGTTCTAATTGTAAAATCTGTTTGTGTATTTGAACCCTCAATATGAACATTTGTATAGTTTGTAAACTCACCACCATTAAAATTCCTATTAGGGTCATGGTCATTTATTTCTCTAACTTGTGTAGATACTGAACCATCAGAACCTGTAATAGTTTGTTTAAGAGTAAGTGTGTTTTCAATACTATTCCAAAACCATACATCTGCCCCCATAGTTGAGGTAAAGCCTTGATTCATTTGTTGTTGTGTTAAGTGACCGTCATCAACTAAATCTACATCTTGGTATACGTTATCTTCTGTATGCCCTTCAAATGCTAATACACCACCACTATCATCCATACCTGTTTGATATGGAAATCCATTCCAAGCACCATGAGAGTGAACACCATCATCGCCATCTGTTGACCAACCAGTTGTAGTGGTATTGTTCCCAGTTCCAAATGTAGAGTTAGTAAGAATATTACCTGTATCTATTGTTTCAGCATTTGCTATGCTATATATACAAAGAAATGATATGGCTATTGATAACCATATACCATAGTATAAATACCTCATTAAGTTACAGAGTTTATAATTAAACCACCAACAATACTAATTGTGTATGCCATTATTATCATTTCAATCATGTACATTTATAATAGGGTTTTCTACTATCTCCTTTTTCTCTTCAATTACCTCTTCTTCTTTTTTAGACTCATGTAATTTTTTAGCATTTTCTTCTGCTATTCTTTTTGCTTCTTCTTGTCTTTCTATTTCAGCAAGTTCTTCATCTATTTGCGACCTTGTTTCTAATTTAGATACATAAGAATTATAATCTGGTCTTTCAACATCATACTTATTCCATTGCTTTAGAGCTTCTGCACCAATCTTACCTTCAAATGGACAAGGTGTTCCTGCCATTTCCATCGCAAAAAATACTCGTTCATCTTGGCATAACAACGATACTGCCGCTACTTTCATACCATAATCATATAATACTTTAGATAATTTTATACGTTCACAGTTTAAATCTCTTATATGTTTGCCCCCAGATACGCCAAGACCAAGGGTAGACAGAGAACCGCTAACACCCATGCTACACACATCTTGAGACATTGCCGAGTATGATGGTGAGTTAGCCGAGTTAACGGGTACATCTGACCCATTTGTAGTTGAAGTAGTGTTGTTTGTTGTTGTGTTTGTTTGTCCATCATT